CCCACACGTCATAGTCCGCTTACATCCTAGCTTTTCAGCCAAAATGCAAGATTGTGAACCACGGTGTGAGAATTCCCGTCGGCGACCCCCCCTTACAGGGGAGAAGCCGGCCGCTCAGGAAATGGGTAACCTGGAAAACCAAGCCCCCACTTGTTCGACGATCGAGTCTATGATGAGCCTCTCGGCTCTTCAATGGCTTGAAGGGATCCCTTTATGGGACCCTCAAATCGTCTTAAAAACATACAACGAGACAAAAGAGCTCGTTTCAAGTGGTACCACGGCACCGACTCTCGACTTACTCTCAATGGACTGTTTCACGAAGGCCGGCCACATGGTGCAATGGTATAAGAATACACTGCAACTATGGAAGGTCTCCCTAAACGGGGGGGACTATGGACGGCACGCGGACAAACAGATTTCCCAAGGACTGGAAGGGGCTCTAACTAAAGGGGCTCAGTCTAGGTTGATGGGGCGTTTATGGGCATATGCGAGATTCGGGCTCATGGAGAAGTTTCTGAAGTGGAGTACAGCGACCTTATGGGCGTCTATGCTTCACCAGACAGAATTACCTCCTTGCCCGGACTTCGTGGTGAAATCTAATGGGGAACGATTGGTTTTCCTCTATGATGATCCGAGTTGGGTACAGTTATGTAGGTCTACACAAAAAGCAACAGGGAAGAAGGAATTCGGACAGGTTGTTAGACTAATGATCATACTTACCAAGGATATGTACATGACAAAGAACGCCTCACTGGCTGTCGACTCGTCTTTCGTGGAGGAGAATCTGGCTAAACACAAAAAAATCATGTGTGAGCCCAAGACCGAGGATCCCCTCAGCGATCGTATGGAATGCTTGATTATAAAGGCAATCCAACAATGCGCTGATGATATCTTTGGCTATCTCCCGAACCAGGACGAGCGAAAGGTCGTGAAATACGACGAACAAACACAGTCATACAAAATCAACAAAAGACACAAACTTCACAGATCCATCCCATTAGAGGCTAGGCCTCCTTCTCGTCTCCCCTCCCTCGGTGCATCGGTCAATAATGGCCGTCACCTTGGGGGGGCAGTAGGTGACTTACTAAAGTCCCACGGCGAGAGGTATACACTACCGGAGCCCGAAGAGGGCTACCTACATTCATACTGTACATACAGGACTGAATACGTGGACGTACGCACCCCTCACGACCCTGAATTATACACAGAGGCGGAGAACAGCTCGCGGAAGGCGGCCTATGCTCGACTTAGTGTCGAGGCACAGGTTGTCCCACTGCTTGAAGCGTTTAAGGTGCGGACGATCACGAAGGGAGATGCGGACCAGTATCATCTGGCGCGCCGGTGGCAAAAAGTTATACATGGGGTAATGAGGAAACAACTAAACTGTAGACTAATCGGGCAACCGTGTAATGCAGCGCTTCTTTCTCAGACATTCGGGAACTCCCCCTACTTCTCTTTCGAGGACAAGGAGGGTTTCTTTGTGTCCGGGGATTACGAATCTGCTACAGACCTTCTTCACCCCTTCCTTTCGGAAGTGGCCAATGAAGCCATCTGTCAACGTCTACGTGTTCCGCTAGAGGATCAATGGGTCCTGAAACAGTGCTTAACTGGGCACGAGCTAAAATACTCTAAAAAGGGGACTCTACATAAACAACAGTGGGGTCAACTGATGGGTTCGCCGAGCTCTTTTCCTATCCTCTGCCTGATCAACCTGGCAGCGACGAAGGTCGCATATGAGGAGTATTTCCGATCTCTCGGAGTATTAAAGGAGAATGAGTTCGCCGTGTTGGAGGAACTACCTATGGTGGTGAATGGGGATGACATCTTATTTTGGTGTTATCAACAGGATCACTACGACATATGGAAAGGGGTCACTAAAGAATGTGGTCTAAAGTTCTCACTCGGCAAAAATTACACTCATAAAAGGGTGGCGATTATTAACAGCGAACTCTACTTCTTCAACCCGTCCGTCCGACCATTGGTCCGTGGCGAGGGGGGTAAGAAAGAAGGTCAGGACTCCGCCATGCGTACTTCATTCCAACGCATGGGTTCCCTTCCTCCCAACTGTCTGTTTATTAAGCAGGCAGCTGTGAATTCGAGGCTACTAATTGGTGGCCAAAGGAGCACAGGTCAAGGGGGGAAAAAAGAGTATAGGGATATAGCCTTCCTTAGTGACTTCGACCTTTCGGTCTTGGCCGCTGAGTTAAGAGCAGGAAAAACCCCACCCCATCAATATGTTGGGGGTGAGCTCGGGGACAGACAGCGACTAATATACAATTCTCTAACCGACGATTGTGCTAAGCTTAGTTATCTACAAAAGTTACAAAGAAAAGACGCGGATATAAGAACCCGCAACTTGGAAGGTTACCTTAAGTGGAGAATGACAGTGGAAGCACGTGGACGAAAAGGTAGGGAAATGGTCGCTGGTGACTACGATGAAGATCGAGCACGCCCAGCCATGATGAGAGCCTTCACACAGGTCTTTAATAAGATCCAGATTGCCAAACTAGTTGACTTCAGAAAGATTGGTCTCGAAAATGCGGATGTTGGAACACCGTACTTTCTACCCCAATCCCTGGGAGGGTTAGGTCTTATCCCTCCACCCGATCATCAATTCACCATAGAGGACTACATCGAGGTTGCAACGTTGGAAGGTTGCCCCGATTTGGCCGAGAAGTATCTCCGTAGGATTACACCTACCATGCCAAAGCCTGATTTTATGAAGGCTGTAAGTCACGAACTCAATCTCCAGAAAGATCTTCTGGCTATTAAGAAGGAGTTCAAACGACCCGAAGATATTGGATTACTTCGGTTCCTGGGTGAAGACGACGGATTCTGGGAACATTCGTTCCTAACTGGATTCGTGTCAGAAGACGCTATGATCGTGGATCCCTATGAGATGGGACAGGCATACTGTAAGACGCGGACAATAACACGCGCATGGAAAAACGAAGGACTAGATAGATCAAAGGAACGCCAAATTAAGTACGGCAAACTCCTAGGCATATGGACGAGGACAAATGTGGGGGGAAAGTCGCAGTTGGTGAGGACGGAAGGCGTGTTTCAGCTAGAAGAGTTCAATATCTTGGACTCCTCCCTCTTGAACACATACCGACCGTCTCCGAAATACGAGTGAGTGGACGAAGGATTCTAAGGGTAGGGCTAAGCCCCAGGATGAAGTGGGAACAATTATTAGGTGCATAGAAATGAAGGTGTAACCGGATTCTGCATTTATACATTTGTGAACATGGACTGGGACGGTCTCAAGCCGTGGTGATGGC